ACCACGTTAACTTGTCGTCCGGGTGCGGCGTCAGGTCGCAGCAGCAGATATTATCAGCCACGGAAGTTACTCCGCGACTGCGGCTGAGTGCTCTTGCCGCCTTGCTTGGCCGCCGTATTCGAGTCCGCCACGCCAATGCGGGAAGCGGCTGCTTCGCCCGCGCTGAAGCCACCAGTCTGCCACGAGCGCCAAACCTGCACGGCCCGCTCTAGGATCGCGTCGTAGAAGGCCTCGGTGCCGGGGATGTCGGTGCTCTGGGTGATGTTGTCCAGCGAGAAGTTTTGCCGGATCGCGAGCCGGACGGCTGCGTCGGGCACGGGCCACAGCTGGAGGTATGGCGTACCGTTGCGGGCGAAGCGTTGCTCGTAGCCCTGGGTGCGGCCGGTCGGCTCGAGGCCGTAGTTGGTTAGGCCGTCGGGCGTGTGCGCGAGGTGCGTCTTGTCGCCGAGGTTGATGACCTGCGTGACGGACCCCGAGTTAGGGAGCCGCACTGTCCGGTGGTAGATCGTGCCGGTCTCACCATTCAACGAGTCCTTGATCGCAGAGCCGACGTCGATGCCGGATGCGCTGTAGTCGTAGATGGTCCGGTAGTAGCTGCCGATCTTGATGACGTCGCCGACGTTGAGCCCGGTCGGGGGCGTCAGCGCGAGCGTCGACGTGTTGGCCGTGTGGCCGGTGATAGTAACCGCCGAGGTCCCGAAGGTCTCGGCGGTCAACTCTGAGTAGGCGAAGCCCGGAACACCATCTTCATGGATCCGGGCCAAGCCAGAGTAGATTGCTTCGTCCAGACGCTCCTGCTCAGGGCCAGTAATGACCGAGAGACCCAGGCGCTTAGCCAGGCGGGCGCGGAGTGTGAGGACTTCAACCATCGTTAGTTAGCGACGGTCCAACCTTCGATTTGCGCGAAACTGCGGCGACCGTTATCCAGCGAGTAGCAGTACTTGTACTGCGTGCGGCTGAACCAGTTGGTCTCCTTCGGGTGAGGGGCCAACTCCGACAGTTGCTTCACGAAGCCGCCCTGCTCGTTGACACCACCGCCATCGGCGAGGTTCATACGGAGGGAGTTCATGTTCAGCAACAGCGCGGGGCACTCTGCGGTAGTTTCGGCGGTGATGTCCCACAAGGTGTCCTTCTCGAGGTACTGCGACCACATGAAGTTGACGTTGCGGAAAGGAATCACATCGGCACCACCCATGTCCTTAACAACCGAGTCGTTGATGTTCGTCTTGTCGCGGAGAGCCGTGACGAAGATGTTGTTCAAGCCTTCGGTGATGAGGCCGTGGGTCGGCTTCTCGATACCGCCGAACCGTGAGGTCTTGCGGATCGCTTTTTCCCAGTCACCCAGGAACAGGTCAAGCTCTGCCGAGGTGGCCGGAGCCGCGTCGGTTGCTTGGAAGAGTTGAGGTGCCCAGCGAGCGTCACCGTCGCCAGCGGCATCACAGTCGATGTTGCCGAACTTGTCGCCAGCGGCGTTGACACCGGTGGAGAGCAGGCCGAGGAGCGACATCGAGCCAGTGGTAGCACTGTAGTTGGCGTCCCCGGAGTAGGGCGTCAGGATTGCCTCGGTGCCGGTAGCAGTGGCCGAGCCACGCAACAGGTACATCTCCTCCTCCTCAAAGACATTCTCCATGAAACGCTTGACGATGAACTGGACATCGGACATAGCGAGCCGCGAAGGACGCTCTAAGAGAGTCTGCGGGATGTTGAGGTTATGCGTGACGTTCTTCATGGTGAAGAGCGCCTTGGTCAGGACTTCAGCCTGCGCGTGCCCGAAGTTGTTGGAGGCACCTGCGAAGGTGTCGCCGACGTAGCGGGTAGCAGTCTCGGCATCCGCGCCGTGACGAACAGGGTGCTCGACGCGCTCTGCGTCGTTCACTTTGAAGATGCGCCCGTTGTTAGCGAGCAAGGACATGATCTGGAACCCGCCGTCGTTGACGAAGTTCGCAGGGTCGCCGGAGTATTCGTCCAGCGCAGACGTCACCATCGTGTTGAGGGTGCGTGCTGCTTCAGTGGTTGGGAGGCCAGCCATCAGGTTATGTGCCCACGGTGGGGACTTTTAGTGGTAGGTCAGGAACCTAACGACTCGAGCATCCGCTGCTGAACGCGCTTGTCGAGGTCGCCGTGCTTCGTCTCTGCTGCCCGTGGCTTGATCGTCGTGTGCGCCCCGAGGCCAAGGAGTTCGGCGGATGCCGATTCCTGCTTCGGAGTGTCAATGACGCCGGCCGCGAATGCAACTGACTTGATCCCCCGCTCTGAGAGGAGCGTGTGTACGGTGAACTCCTTGGATTCGAGGCCTTCCTTGTAGGTCTTTTGGACCTTCTTGTAGGCTTCGGATTCAGGGGCGATACCGAGGGACGTAAGCGTTCGTTCGAGCTTCAGCGTCGCCTCCGCCTTCATTCGCTCGAAGGTAAGCGACTCTTCGATACGCTTGTCCACTTCCTCAGGCTTGATGTAGCCCTCGGTCTGGAGGCGTTTCTCAAAGTCAGCTTCCATCTTACGCTTGAAGCCGTCGATTGCGCTGCTGCTCTGCGACTCGACCAGTTTGTTCACCTTTGCGATGAGTTCTGGCGTGAGTTCCTGTGAAAGTTGCTGCAAGGTCTCTTGGGCCTTCGCAGCGGGTTGATCCTTGAGACCCTTCGCTGCCTCCTCCGCGAGGTTTACCAATGGCTCCTCGGTGGCTGGCTCAACAGCGGTGGTGTTCTCTTCGGGGGTTTGTTCGTCAGTCATGTTTAGGCTTACCTGTGGCTCCTAATACAATGGGATGGGACTAGCTTACCAGTGGCTCTAGTACCCGAGGTCTCGGTCATGGTTGTCGAGACCTACGCTACCGTTGCGGCGGCGTTGGTTCACCGAGCCGGGGCCCTGCCCTGGCTTGAATCGGTGGCTGTCGGCGTCGAGGCCGTACTTCTTGTAGACCGCCTTCATCTCGGCCTGCGAGTGAACGATGCGGTCGGGGCAATCAAGGGGGAGTTGAAAGATGTCGTGGCCCTTGCCCCAGTCGCCGGCGCCCGCCCTTTGGAGTTGTTTGTCTCCTAGGGCCGCGTACTCGCGCTCGACTTTCTCAAGGTGCGCGTCGTAGAGGGCCTTGTCGGCGGCCGATGGCTCTGGAGGTGACGGGAGGGTCGCGTCGCAGCACGACATCTTCCAGTCAGGGTAGTGGGCGCGGCCGGTCGGGTCGTTGCATCCGCCACATTGGCCGCGAACTTCAAGGTTGCGGTCGCGCAGTTGGTGCCAGTCGTAGCTGACGACCCAGCTATCGTCTTTAGGCATGGAGTTCAACGTAGAGGTCGATGGTGAGCGCGGTGCCGGTGTTGCCACCGTTGTGCACTAGGCTAAACCGCTGCGGGAGGAACTCAACGACCGAGCCCTTCAATGAGGTCGCGGTCGTGTCCATGACAGTCATCTCAGTGTCAAGGTCGCCATCGAGGTCGCTGTCGAAGCCCATGAAGACGGCGCCTGTGGCTGGGTCCGTGTTGTCAGGCGACACGGCCCGCATAAACACTTTACCCGCGCCGGCGCCTGCGGTATCGGTGTTCTCGATGGCGTAGATCGCGGCCCAACTGAACCCCGACGCGTCGATGACGGGCAATGTCTCGCCCGCAACGCAGTCGACGCCCTCGAACTTGTAGATCTTGGTGAATTTAGAGCTGTGCTCTGTGGTTTGGGTGGCGACCATCGGTTATCGGAGTTGGTTGAGGGCTAGGTCTTGGATCTGGTCGACAGGGATACCATCGGGACCCATCGCGCCGTTGTTGAGGGCGCCCTGAGCATTGAAGCCGGGCACTGGTGATTGCGGTTCGGCCGGCTGCGGGCGCTGCGCGAGGTAACCCTGATGGGACGCGAGCGCCTGCTGGATTTCGCCAACCGGGATCGATGAGCCGGGCTGCATTGCTGCGGCCTGGATCTCGGCCTGGTAGGCGGCCATGAACTGCTCGTGATCGTCCTCCGGGTAGACCGGGATCTCGTTGGTTCGGCCGTAGACGAAGTTGAGGATTCGCTGTTGAGGGCCCTCCAGGTTGAACGGAGTTTTCAACATGTCCGCCGCCGCGTTGTTGCCAAGGGCTCGCAGGTACTTTTGAGTTTCCGAGATAAGTAACCCAGGTGGGATGAGGTCCGGCGCCTGCTGTCTAATGTTGCTTAGTAGAGAGATTGAGGCAGCGTGCGTCTCGACCTGACCCTGTTTGGACAGGTTACCTAACTCGACCGCTTCGACCCTAAACGACATGCGTGCGATGCCTGGGTCTGGCAGGTCAATGGTACGGTTGAGCTTGTTGGCAAGCGGGATAGTGACCTTCTTTTGAGGGAAAGCCACGGGGAGGAACTGGTACATGATCCCTCCCAGGGCCGAGAATGCGTCGGCCATGACCGTCAAGCGGGCTCTGGATCGGCGGTTGTTCGCCTGGACGATGGCGCTCGCTTCGGTGGCGGATTTGCGCGGGTTGGCCGCGACGCCACGGTCAAGGCTGCTGACGCCAACAACCTCGTCGAGGAGCTGCATGTGCGACTGGAGGACGGCGATGATCTCGCCGGCGGCACTAGATCGCTCGATGGGGCGGGCCTTGTGGCTGACGCCCGTGTACTCGGCGTTCATGTTGACGCCGCTGACCGGGACAAACAACGTGTTGCCCGGCGGGTTGTTTCGCATGGCCGAGATCGCATCTTCGCTGATCGACTCCGCCTCGCAGAGGATGATGTTGTCGATGCCGCCGATGGCCTGCTCGAGTTGCCGGATATCGCGGTGGATCGAGCGCAGCACTGGGATCCACGACGCGACCTCGGGGGGCGCGATGTCCTCGCCAGGGGCCGGGTCGAGGAACTGGTCGATGTGCAGCGGGCAGGTCGGTAGCTCTAAGGTAGTGACATACTCGCCGAGCGGCTGCTGCTGGTGGGCGTCCGACTGGTTTGCGACATAGACGCTCTCAGTGGGTTGGCTGTCGGTGATCGTGACAAAGAAGCTAACAGGGCATTTTTCGCCCTCGTAGGCGAAGCCCTTGTGGAATACTTCGGTGACCTCGACGACCTGCCACGGCTCTGGTTCGGGTCGGCCGTCAAGGGCGGGCTTGTGCTTCAGCTCGGACCACTGGACCTGGTATTGGTGCCACATGAACCGGCGGTATTGCGGTTCGTAGCCGCAATGACTCGACGGGATCGCCTCGAAGTGTAGCCGCTCCTCGATGGGGGCGCTGGGGTCGACGCAGAGCTTGACGCCGAAGTGCGAACCGAGGAGACCGTTCATGGCCGTGCGCCGCATCGATTTGCGTAGCCCTGATTGGCGCGACAGCCACGGCATCAGGATCGCTTGCTCCTCAGCGAGGTGTGTGGCCTCGGCGGTCAGGGCCTCGACTTGGAAGGCCGGCACTGCTGGTACTAGCTCTGTGACTAGTTGCTGCGTCCGGGCCTGGAATAGGTTCGCGCCGACATTCGGGTAGGTCCACTTCTGGGTCGACGTCGGGTCGATGGTCGAGTTCCAGGGGATCCCGCCGTCAGGGAGCCCGCCCGATGCCGGGTCGCGCCCTGTGTAGAGGTCGTTGATGAGCCGCTTAACACCCTGGACCGAACCCTTAAACGAAGCCTGCGCGGCAACAACTGCCGACGCCAGTGCTTTGTGGGTCTTCTCGGGGAGGCGTTTCAAATCTACCAGCTAGAGGGCGGCGGGGGTTGGCGGAAGGCTAACGAAGTCGGGTCGGCGGCCGCATTGTAGTACGAGTTGGGGTCGGGTTCAATAGTTATTTTGGGTAAAATCCCCTTTCGTTGGCCGCGCCATGTTAGGAGGGCCAGCGCGTCGGGGAGGTCGTCGCTCTCCGATTTTGGGAACTCTGTGAGGCGCTGGGTGAGGATGTCGTAGCCGGGGGCGCTGCTGATGAACCGTAGTCGGCCCTCCTTCAGCGCGAACTGGGTG